CGCCAATGGCTGTTTACCAAATCATCTTTGCGCAACTCATAAGCAATTATGCAGTAGTGCAAACTTTGACCAACCCTGAAATTGAACCGGGCGAAAGCATTACCGTCGCCAGTGTCTCGGCAACTTTCAACGGCGTCAAAACCGTTTACGCTATGCCCCAATACGAATTTATTGGCGTAGACACTGACGGCGATCTGCTTTACAACACCAGCAACCCGATACCAAATCAGGTGCTTTACTATGTCGCTGGCACAGACACCAATCGCTTTCCCGTCATACCTCAGGGAACGCTAACCCATACGCAGACTTGCACATATATTAACGGCCCTGCCGTCGCCACATACCTTGGCATAGACCTTGCAGGCGCTGACGAAACAGCGTTCTTGACTCAATGCGCTAACGCTGCCAACAATTTTATATTTCTTCGCAGGCAAGAGGCAGGGTATACCGACAGCCTGACTACTTCGCCCGGTACACAAGTAACCCTTGCGGTAACAATGTATGCAGCTGCGATGTATCGCCAGCGAGGTTCTGTAGACCAATTTGCTAGCTTTGACGGTATGGGCAACGTGCCGACAACAGGACTCAGCCCGATCATTAAACAGCTTGCAGGAATCCCTAGACCAGCGGTTGCATAATGACCGTTTACACCGACCTGTTCAATGAGGCCATAGACGACCTTATTACGACTTTGGCGACGATCACTAACCTTCGAGTCACGACAGACCCGCAGAAAATAAACCCGCCTTGTGTCTTTCTTGACGCCCCAACTTTTGATAGCTGGTCATCGGCAATAGTCAAAATGACGTTTGCTGTCAAAGTAATCTCACTCGGACCGGGCAACCTTGACGCAATGCGAAACATTTTAAGTATCACCGCTCAAATGCTTGCCAAGAAGGTTGCTGTTACAGCTGGACGCCCTGGCTTTATATCTATCGGCGGTCAAGACTTCCCCTGCTACGATCTAGACATATCCCTACAAGCACAGGCGGCCCCATGACTTACAAGATTATTTCACCTCGAGTAGGTACACCGGGCGACGAGTTTGTGCCGGGCGAAGGCGTAAACATTGAAGCGCTGATTGCTGGCGGTTTTGTGGTGGACACTAGTACCAAAAAATCTGCTAAAACTACTACCGACGAACCAAAGGACTAACTCATGGCAACCAGCACCTACCTTTCTAATCCAGCGCTCACCATTAACGCTGTGAACCTGACCGACCAATGCACTAGCGCCACCATGACTCAGGTGACACAGCCACAAAACAGCAGTGCCTTCGGGTCTACGGATTCCTTCTATGTCACTGGGATGACAGACCACACCTTTGAGGTAGAGCTGTTCATGTCCTATGCGGCCTCAGAGACTTGGGTAACCCTTTCGGCTTTAGTCGGTACACAGACAACCGTCACGATCTCGCCTACCGCTGCTGGCCTTGCGACTCCTACAGCGACGGCGCCAAAATTTACTTTGACTAACTGCTACCTTGCAGAAATGCCGATGATTAACGCCACGCTTGGAGAACTAAGCACAGTTTCGCTGACCTTTCAAGGTGGCACACTCACTACTGCTACAAGCTGATCTAACCCCTAACAAAAGGACCCGACATGAAACTAACCCTTAGAGTTGACCAAGGCGACGGCCCAATAGAAGTCTCCACAAACCTTTTCACTATCGTTGCTTGGGAACGCAAGTTTAAAACTAAAGCCAGCAACATCGCCAACGGTATCGGCATGGAAGATCTTGCTTTTATGGCTCACACTGCGTTACAGCAAAACGGCGTTGTTGTACCGATAGTCCTAGACGACTTCATAAAGAAACTGTTGCTGCTTGAAGTAGTTGACACTGAGGCCGATACCCCTTTCGCAGAGGCCACTACAGCTACGCCTTAGCCGTCCTGCTAGTGGAAACTGGCTACTGGCCGCCAAACATACCTTTTGAGCATAACGACCTTGCTACAGTCTTTAAGATAATGAATGACCAGAGGAAATAGGCATGTCGGGCGTACAAACCAACGTAGAAGTCATTGGGATACGAGACACCGTACAGCTGCTTAAAAAGACTGAGCCTGCAATCTTTAAAGAGTTTCGGTCTAAAGCCAAGTTTGCTGTTGACCCCATAGTTAATGACGCTCAGGCCCGACTGAATGAGGCGTCTAGTCGTAACGGTTTTGCACCTTTGTCTGGTTTGGCACGTCCTTGGGGCAAAAAGAAAGGTCGAGTTGTCCCTGGCTGGTCGCAAAGCAAAGCGGTTAAAGGCGTCAAGGTACAAGTACGCCCTAGCAAGACAGCCTTTTTGACTGTAACTCAACGAGAAATTGCACCTGCCGTTTTTGACATTGCTGGACGCAAAAACCCAAATAGGTTGTCACGACAGTTAGACCTTTTCGCTCAAGCGTCCCGAACTATGTGGCCTGCTGCTGAAAGCAAAGAAGATGAAGTCACAAAGAATCTTGCCGAGCTGGTGGATTATGTGAACGAGAAAACAAATAAGAAACTAAGGTACTGATCATGGCTGGCATAACGATCCCACTTATTACAGAATTTAAAGACACAGGTATTAAGCAGGCGTTAAAAGAATTTAAAAAACTAGAAACCGCGGGCGAACGTGCCCAATTTGCCATTAAGAAAGCCGCTGTCCCTGCCGCTGCAGCTTTGGGTGCTGTCGTCGCTGTTATCGGTTCCGCTACTAAAGCCGCCATTGAAGATCAGGCTGCACAAAAAGCGCTTGCTGGACAAATAAGAAGGTCTACTGGCGCAACTGATAAACAGATTGCAGCTGTAGAAGAATATATTGAAAGCCTGGGCAAGTCTGTTGCCGTGTCCGACGATGAAGCCCGTCCAGCGTTTGAAAAGTTAATTGTTGCGACTAACGACATTAGAAAAGCACAAGAACTGTTAAACGTTGCTTTAGACGTTTCTGCTGCTACAGGTAAAGACCTTAGTTCTGTTACTGAAGCCTTAGCAAAAGCCTTTGAGGGCAACATGCGGCCACTATCGCAATTATCGCCTGAACTTAAAACTTTGGTTGGCGAAGGCGCAGACTTAAACACGGTTCTAGGCGTTCTGAAAACTAACTTTGGTGGCGCAGCCACAGCGGCCGCCGACACCGCTGCCGGTGGCATGAAAAAACTTGGCATAGCGTTTGACGAAACAAAAGAATCTATTGGTATGGCGTTCTTGCCAATTATGGAAAAACTGCAACCCGTCCTAGAAAAATTTGCAGATTGGGCGCAAAAAAACCCTGGCCTACTGACAGCAGTAATTGTTGGCATGGGCGTCTTGGCTGGTTCTATCCTTCTAGTTAATGCGGCTATGGCGTTAAACCCTGCCGTAGCCATGATCGCTGGCTTTGTTTTCTTAGGAATTGCAATTGTTGAGGCCTACAAAAAATTTGAAGGTTTCCGAGATGTTGTCAGGTTTGTTGTCAACGGCATTCTTAAATATGTTGAAACAATGGTTAACGGTTTTATTATGGGAATTAACGTAATTATTCGGGCGTTGAATTTTGTGCCAGGCATCAGCATTGACACCGTAGACAAAATTAGTTTAAGCGGCATTGGTGGCGAGGGCGGCGACAAGTCTAGCAATGATCGAGGTATGGGCGGCATGAAAGCGCCAGACCTGTCTAGCAATAATCGTGGCGTGGGCGGCGCTGCTGGTATGGGCGGCGTCAATGTTACTGTCAACGCTGGCCTTGTCTCCACAGGCGCTCAAATAGGACAGGACATCATTGCTGCTATACAAAAAGCTGAGCGTTCGTCCGGGCAAGTGTTTGCGGCCGCATAATGGCAGCGCCCACGATTCAAGTCCTTGTCGGATTCCAAACGACAACAGGCTTCGGTAACCCATTCCAATTAGACAACGCTACTTACGGCCTATTAAACACTGGCACGCTCGGCGGTCTTGCTTTTGCTGATCTGACAACCCTTGTGCAAAGCGTCAACATTACTAGAGGCCGTAACCGTCAGTTAGACCAATTTAACGCTGGCACAGCAACAATATCTTTCTATAACGAATCTAGAATTCTTGACCCGTTAAACACAGCAAGCATTTACTACCCATTTGTGTTGCCTCGCTGCCCTGTCATCATTAACGCTAACGGCGTACCGATTTACACCGGGCTGATAACAGATTGGAATCTTGATTATGACATGGCAAACAAAGACGTCATGTATGCCTCATGCTCAGACAACTTTACGGTCCTAGCCAACCAACAGTTAAACGCTCATACGACGACAGCGGAACTATCTAGCACTCGAGTATCAACCGTTTTGGCTTACTCCGAGATTGCATAT